AGCACCTGAACCACCCGTACGATTAATTGTCATATTAAGTCCACCAGTGCCTAATACTTCCACCATAGATGATGAAATATAGACAGTTTGTGTAGTCCCCACGTTGAAAGAATGAGTGTCAGCCGAATAATACATAGGTCGCCATGCTACACCTGGGGCTAAGGATAATAAACTTCCATAATTGTTTGTGCTATTATAAGTCAATCCAACCGCTGAACCTGTTGTACTATTAGCACCAGGACCAAACACAGCATATCCAGCACTCCACACACTAGGATTAGTTGTTCCTGTCCCGTCTAATAAGACAGATAAAGCACCTACAGGAGTCGTTGTACTAACACCCAGTTGTCCTTGGATTACGGTCTTAGCAGAATCAATTTCTAATCGGTTTGATGAATTGACAAAAAACTTATGGGACTTAGATGCACCTACTCCATAAAAGGTATTGTTGGCAGCCTGTATAACAGAATCTCCACTCTGAGTTCCATTATAAACTCCATTCGCAAACGTTATAATTCGAAGTACTAAAAATTTTGTCGCACCACTACTATCACTCGTTAATGTTAAAATAGGTCCGAATCCGTTATAGATAGTTCCTCCTGTTAGTGGTAAATAATTAGCTAAACTTGTAATTAAGGCGTAGGTTGATGATGCGTTTGCTTGAGTTAAATAGGTTGATGATGCGTCTGAAATTGTTAAATATGTACTAGAGGCTGAAGCTGTAGTTAAATATCCTGCTATGGAAGATGTTCCTGTTGTTGTTATAGCAGATACAAATAATATACCTGAATTTGGATTAAAATAAAATCGATTACCATTATCAACTGATTCTACTGACAAAGCACCACTTGTTATACTTGATCCTAAAAGATAATAATTTGTATTTGAGGTTTGGGGTGTAATAGTTGCTAAACCTCCTGTTGATGTTTTAAAAACATTTCCTGCGGCGTCAGCTACTAAAAAGGTGGTACCAGCTCCTGCTGAAGTTAAACCTGTAATTGTTAAGGTATTACATGCTACTCCAGCACTTGCGACTAAATTTTGTGTAAGTACTCGTCCTGTTCCAGCTTCTAATCGAAGTGAGGGTTGTGCGTATATAGTAGCATTGGAAGCTCCACCAGAACCTCCAGTACTTTGTCCTACAAATAATAAGTCCTGAATATTATTGTAGGTTGTTGTATTTATTGTTATAGCATTAACGGATGATAAATTACTTTTGACATAGGCTGTGGTCGCTATTACAGTGGAATTATCTGATGTTGCTGGAGTTGGAGCACTAGGCGTTCCAGTGAAAGTTGGAGATGCTATTAAAGCATATGGTGTTAAAGCAGAACTTGTAATATAATTCTGACCTTTAACGAATGCTGTGGTGGCAAATTTGGTATCGGAATCTGTCAAGGTTGCTGTTAACCCAAAAACATTGCCTGTGAACGTTGATCCACTTAGTAGAGCATAAGGAGCTAATGATGAAGATGTTAAATATCCTTGATTTCTAACATAATTAGTAGTTGCTACTCTATCACTATTTTCTGAATAAGATGATGTTGGTACAAAAACAGCTCCTACAAATGTAGCTCCTGATAAAAGAGCATACGGAGTTAAAGCTGAACTTGTAAGATAGTTCTGTCCTTTTACAAATTGAGTAGTGGCAAATTTGGTATCGCTATCTGTCAAGGTTGCTGTTAACCCAAAAACATTACCTGTGAATGTAGCTCCAGATAAAGCAGCATAATTAGCTAAATTACCTTTCACATAAGCAGTACTGGAAGCAACAGTGCTGTTGTCTATGAGAGGGGCTGTTGGAACATATATATATCCAGAAAAAGTAGCTCCTGTTAAAAGGGCATAATTAGCAAGTCCTGCCGTCCCAATATATCCTTGGGATTTTACAAACTCGGTTGTACTCACTAAAGTACTAGAATCTGATAAACTTGGTGTTGGAGTAATCATGGAAGTTGTAGCTGTAATTGTGGTTGCTGTCAAATTTCTTATTCCTAAATTCACATCGGAATTGCTATTTTGGTATGGTACATAGGTTGCTGTCAAGTCAACACCATTTACTGTTATATTGGAAACATTTAAAGAATCAAGACCGGAGATTGTATTGGCAAAAACCGTTGATGCTTGTCCGTTAATACTCATTATTACTAATAAGGAGTTATTTAATTTTATAATTCTTTTTAATCATCCCTCCTCTTTTCAATCCAAATATTCCATTAGAAATCCAACTAGTAAACTTATCTAATCCTGAGGCTAAATCTAGTGTATCTTTTATCGAATCTTTTACAAATGGTTCAATGTTATCTTGTAATTCCTCTGTATCTTGTATAGTGAAATTTGATACCGCTTTAGAATACAATCCATTCCCTTTTAATAAATTCATAATCAACCATTGACAATTTCTTTTTAGGGCATCATAATTACCAAAGAAGTCCTTTTCCCCCACTTGATCGATGCCCTTTTGGATAAATTCATTTATTGTTTTATTTGGTGCATTTAAATCATATCGTTCCTCATCCTCTTTTGGCTTATAATCTTCAATATTTAAATTCTGATTCTTTTCTAATTTATATTTTCCATTAATAATAAGATATAAATGAAAGTACTTATCATATCCCTGTTTCTTTACTGAAGATTCAAAATTACCTCCTGAAGCCAATTCCATCACTGTAGCAATTGCGTTTTGAATTGGAGCTCGAGCTATAGTTAAAGAAGTAATCTGTTCTTCACCATGTTCTTTCATGAAATTCTTTACACGTTGTGTAGCATTACCAAATAAAAAAGTGGCTAGTCGTTCAGTCAACCCTCCTAAAATCCGAGATTGGACTTTTTTCTTCATTTATTATCTTGTCAAGATAATAAAATGAAACATTATGATATTACAAAACGAATACATCGTATCGGGCAACCCATGATTCTAACAACCAATCGCAATTACGAATTCACCCTAGATAATTCAACTAAAGATTTACTAAGAGAAGCATCAAGGAGAGAAGGCATGCCTAACTACTCAAATGCGTCATCAGAACAATTAAGAAATTATCTACTAGGACGTGATGTAAATAAAATCGTATTTAAATTATATAAGAGAAGTGAATGATAAATTATTATATTTATAATATAATAATGTTTTATGATCCATATCAATCTGATATTATCGTTAACCCAAAAGAGCCTCAAGCGTATCTTATCTATATGTTTACAGTTATGAAATATTCTGCAAATAAACCTGTCTATACTCATCACTATAGTTTATCAATCTATCCATTCACAAAGTATGTTAGAATCAATCAGGGAATTCTTGAAAAAAAATAAAATATTCTATTATATGAAATGGCACAATTATTAACACCAAACGCTTTAAAAGAATTGGATAGACAAAAATATGATAATGAAACTCTTAATAAAGATTTGACTGGGAAAATACATGATTATATCTATGAACCTAAACCTATTATGTCAGAAAAGCAACTTATTAGAGAATGGCAAAAATTATTATCTCAAGTTGAAGACCCTGAAAAAACAATATTCACAAGAAATGTTTTAGTACAACCTGAGTATAAAAAATTATGGAATTCTTTTATTAAAAGTACCAGTAAAACTTATGATATTAATGAAGCATTAATTGAACTAAGTAAACGTTATAAAGAAGTTGAAAATCCTATTATATCTGAACCAAGAATGGAAAAGGTTGATTATAAAGAGACTTATAAAAGGGGTGGTATGATCCATTTTGGAAATATAAAAAAACATACATTCAATTAAATAATTCTTTAACCAATTGTTCTGGTATTCTATATCTATCATGTTTAATTATATATTTTGATGTTTTACTATGTCCTCCTTTTGAAAAATTATATCCACATCCAAGTTGAACTTTATGCTTTAGTCTATCTTCAGTTAGATATTCACATGTTAATTTATTACATACTCGTGGTTGAAAATCTACTTTATTAGTCCATATAGCAGTTGGTTTTCTATATGCTAATCCATACTGGCAATAATCAACAGTATAATAGGGAATACCTTCCATAAACGGACGAGATTTTAATAAACCTGTTTGTGGATTTTCCATATACCATGTCTTAGGTTTAAAATATTCAATTATTTCCAAGGTGCGTTTTACTATAGAATCGGCTAATTCTAAATTACGAGGTGCTCGAGTCTTAGCTCTACTATATTCAGTACAAGGTGGACTAGCCCATATCACATCAAAATAATGAGGTGGATATACTTTATAATCCCATGTTAATATATCTGTTGTTATCGTAGGATTAAATTGATCTAAAATATCTATACTAACAATTTCAGAAAATCTATCTCCAACCGCTTTACTAACAGAACCAGTTCCAGAAAATAATTCAAGTAGCTTCATTTAATATTAATAATATTAAATTTATATTAAAAAAAAAGAGAAATTTTTATTTTTTAAATAAAAGTTTAACAGACGACGTTAAGCTTTCAATAAATACTTGATCACGAAAGAACGTATATTCATCACTGGTAATAAATTTTTCATAATCTTTATCTGTCATATCTTTCAATATCATTACTCCAAGATAATTTTCTTTGGAACTATATTTTTCATAATCTTCTGGAAACATTGCTTTTTTAGAATCGTCTAACCAAAGAAATACTACATACTTTTGAAGTTCTTGACAATTTTCACACAGAAAAAATCGTGAATTAATTATTTCATCAGTAGCTTCTTCACCACAGGGACAAATTAAGAATTCATCTTCAGGCTCAATTTTATAAGGAATAGGCATTCTAGGCATTTTATACTTGTAGTATAGATAATTTTATTATATAATAAAATTAATTTTCATTTTTTTAAAAAATTCGATTCAAATAACACTCTGCTAGTACTTCCAACATAACCATATTCACTTTTTTAGAAACTTTTCCTTTTAATTGATAGAAACGGGTATCTTGATCCTTTTTCTTACGAAATTCTGGGTCAGTTTTATACTTATTTTTTAACCATGATTGGATATATTGATATGAGTGCTCTGTAATTGCCATTGTATATATATTACTAACTGTTTAGATAATAATTATTAATTATTTTTTTATTTTCATTTTTTCTTTTTTATAAAAGAAAAATAGTAATATTGAATTAGGGAAAATTTAGGGAAATAGGGAAATTTTTCATTTATCCCCTAGCGTTTTATAAAATTTTTATAAATTTTATTTTTTTAAAAAAAAGAATGGGGATAAACACTTTTTTTCCCTATTTCCCTATTTTTCACTTTTTCTGTAAAAATACTTTATGACCGTTTGAACTATCATTTTCAATTCTTACTTTAGCATCTTCTAGGAATCGTTTAAATTTATGTGCTGTTAATTTTATACCTGAATCTTCTTGGAAGGTTATAAGTAGTATTTTAATATTAATAAAAGTTTCAGAAGAATTATATCCTTCTATCCATTCTGAAATAGGATTGTTTTCATGAGCAATTTTTCTTGCTTCTTGTTTATCTGATTCACATGAAATGTATTTACCTTGATTTTTTTGCCATGTTCGTAATAACAGCCAAAGTAAACCATTTCTAAATCTTTCGTCTTTTACAAGAAGTTCTTTCTTACTCATATCAGCTCTTTTATGAGTCAGATTTGTCTCATCAAAATCATCATCTGTTTTAAATGAAAAAGGAAACATTTGTATCTTTAAACGACGCTTAATCGCATCATTAATTCCACCAGTTATATTAGGTAAGTCATTAACCATACCACCAAGTACAAATTTAGGTAAGAATGTCATTGGGTCTTTAAATAGACCACGTACTGTGATTTTATCTCTACCTGTAAGCATATTAATGGTTGTTTTGACTAACATTTGGTTTTCATCAGGTTCAGTAAAAATAACTAATCGTGCCCATCGTGTTTGAGCTAATTCTGGTTTAGCTTGTCCTGCTCCCTTTGAGTGCGTTGTTAGAATTTCTGATGGAAGTGAATAAAAATATGATCCTAATGTCTTTTCAACAAGAGACATTAACATACCTTTTCCATTACCACCTTCTCCTTTAAAAATAACAAATGCCTCATTAGTATTTTCACCATACATTGGTAAAGATAATGCTGATAAAAGTGATTCTAGATTTTGTTTTTCAACCAACTCTTTAATAATTTCTAATGTTCTATCTACATCATCCTTTTTTTCTTCTGGACATGGGTATCCGCATGTAGTTAAAATTCTGTCTGTTGCTTGAATTGTAATAATTTCATTTGTAAGCATATCAAATGCTTTATTATCAGAGAAACAAAACCAATGTGGTTTGGTATCAAATGTATCAAGAACTTCATTACGAAATGGTCCTTGTGCTTGTTCAAGAACAGCTTTCATTTTACTTGTACTTTGTAATTTATTAGCATCCTTTGCCATTTTTACCCATTGTTTTTTTTCATCATCATCTTTCTTCTTAATAGTATCATTAATAACAGTAATTAACTCTTCAGATAAAAATTCAATAATTGGATAAAAAATATCACTTGGTTTACCCATCTCCCATTTATTATTATAATGTAGCCATCCTTGTGATGTAAAGAATAAATTATCCTTGTAATGTTTAAATAATATCTCTACAATTTTTTTATCAGTAAATTCATATTGAATAAACCAAGCTGAAAGAAGGTCTTTAATAATAGGACTTTGTATTGGGAACTCTTTTTTAATATCAACACCATCTTGTTTTAACCATCCCATTACTAAAGGAATACCAAAATTTTCATTTATAGAACAATCTCTCCATGCTTTACGACATTTAATTTCATCAAAATATTCATATCCTGAACCTTCACTCATTTTAATAAATAAATCTAATGGCATACCATGTGTTTTCATTAATACTAATAAGGCTAACCAATGATTATATGATCTAAATCTTTCTAAAGATACCAAGGATAACATTCTAGTTAATTTTTCATTACGTTCATCTTTTTCTTCTATGTTATGATGAGAGTATTGTCTCTTATCTTCTTCCATTAATCTAGACCATTTACGATTTAACTGAGATGGATAAATTTTAGTCTCAACGTCATCAGGTTGACTAAGAACATAGTCTATAAGATTAAGTTTTTGACCTTGCCCAATATAAGGAATATGTGGGTGTTTCTTATCGGATTGATGTCCTTCACATCCTTCTGTTCCAAATGGTAAACGAAAACAAGTCTTCTTTCCATATACTTGTGAATCAATATGAATAAAGTTATCTGAACCTACAATTTTACTAAATAATTCTAATTCATCTTCACGTATAAAATCTGATCGAATAATATTATGTTTCTTAAAAATAACATGAAATGAAATCTTATTAGGATTTGATATTGATTCAGTAAAAACATATCCATTTGTATAATCAATACTATATTGAATAAGTAATTCTCGTATCTGTTTTCGTTTTTGTATCACATAGTCTATATCATCACTTTTCTCATCATAATCAAAGAAAAGACGAGTCTTTGAAGAATAGTATTCGTATGGATATGCCTCACATATGTCTCTTGTCAATTCACTAGACTGTATTACTTTAAAATCCTCATAACAATGCCACGTAGGATTATCGATATTACGTTCTTTAGAATATTTTGTACAATCGCCCAGACGAATAGAAACTGTCATCTTTATATATTACTAAGTGTTTAGATAATAATTAAATTTATTTTTTTTCATTTTTTGAAAATCGCTCCCCTTTAATTAGTAATATATAGAATAGGGAAATAGGGAAAAAAAGTGTTTATCCCCATTCTTTTTTTTAAAAAAATAAAATTTAAAAAAATTTTATAAAATGATAGGGGATAAATGAAAAATTTCCCTATTTCCCTATTTTTCCCTAATTCTAGAATTTATTTGTTTTGTATCCTCTTTTAAATCCATTAATCGTTCCACCTCTTTTTTGTCCTGGTATATAATTTTGATTAAACTCTGCGTTCATTTCATTCTGTATTGTTTGTAAAATCCGTAGAGTATCTTGATACTCTTTTAACATATCATTATATTCTTTAGAACCAGGATTTTCTCTTCTTAATCTATCAACTTCAGATTTCAAATAATAGACTTGTTGTACTTGTAATTGAATTTCTTTAGATAATTTAGGATTTTTCTTTTTAAACCAAGCATCTTTAACATTAGCAAATGCTTGTCTATTATCTCCAGGTGCCGGTGCTGCCATTTTCTATCTATTAAGATAAAAAATTAAATATTCGTATTTTAAAAAATGAAAATGAAAAAAATGAAAATTAAAAAAATGATATACAAAAATCATCACAATGGAAGGACTTACTCAAGAACGCAAAACTGAACTTATTATTGACTTAGAGAGTATGGGGTTATCTTCTTGTATACGAGACGGTTGTATTGTGTTCTATGAACAATACAATAAGAAATGTCCTGCCCCATCTACCTCTATTATTCTGTGTTTAATGCGTCGTATTCTACGCGAGTTAGGACATAAAATTACAAAGGTTGATAAATGTTATGATGAAGATGAATTGATACAAGAAGAATTTTATACTGATATTCCAGAGGAAGATTGGCAATTATATACTCAAACATGGAATAGGTATGTGGAAGAAGTATTTGAAAACTAAATCCAATCACATAGAATAGCGTTATAACCATTATCAACTTGTATTAATTTAAAAGGGTTTCCGCAACCCCAAATTCGATTATCTTTAATCAATAATTCCATATCCTCTTTAGGGTGGTGTGGATTAATAAAATTACCATCTTTATACATGGCGTGCCTGAATATAGCACAATTGATTTCTTCTTCCAATATCAGAATATCACCCGAACATGTCGGGCATGCCACGATAATCATAGTTAACTATATTCAAGAAAAAAACATATCGCAAATTTGATTGTATTGAAAATGTTTGGCAATATGATTTTTAGACCGTTCAGAACCTTCATCTATTTCTCTTAGTTCTCTAATATCCTTGATAACTTTATTCATGAATTCAATTTCTTCTTCTTCTGTTAATTCTTTCTTGATTTTTCTATAGTAGGCTTTCTGGTTATTTTCTAAACATGTTTTATAAAAATTGGGGTCTTCTTGAACTTTTCTTTTATAGCGGTCTCTTGCTAATTGATTCATTCTAGCTTTATTTTTAAGATAATACTCTTTGCGTTTGATTTCGAATCGTTCCTTATCGAATCGTTCCTTATCGCATCGTTCCTTATCCATTTATTATAATCTAGTATTATAATAAAATGTTTTATATAAATCCTTTTGGGAAAACGGTTAAACTAATGAATCGGAAACCTATCAACTACTCACAAGGTGGACTTATCAGATGGGAAGCAGACCAATACCATCCGTTTAAAAATGACTTACATAATGATAATAAACCGGTATTACTTGAAGTAGGTTCCATGGTTATTCCAAGACCAGTTATTCATTTGTTTCATGAATTTGAAGAGAAGTTTGGTTCTGTGAAACAAAACAAGGTAACAAATCCAGCTTATTTGGTAGAGATATGTGTTATGCCAGAAGAAGCAATTGTTCCTAAGAAACATGCTGAAGCGATGAAGAATTATTTGAAAGCGAATGGGGTGACTCTTCCTTTACCAAGACATGATTATTTTATAAGGAACGAATAAGGAACGAATAAGGAACGAATAAGGAACGAATAAGGAATGAATGACAATAAAGAAAAAAAAATTAAAATCTAAGTGAATAGTAAAATGGTATTTATACAAATTTATATACCTTATACGTCTAATAATACATACTTTGACGTGCCGTTATATGGAGTTTATGACCTAAATGTAGTCTCTATTCAATTCCATGATTCAGGAGCAAATACACAATTCAGAGTAGTAGAAATTCAATCTGATATATTACGATTTCCATATTCAAACCGTCAGTACTTGACTTTTCTAAATAACTCTCAAAACACAATTAATTATAGCTCAGGCAGGGAAGATATGCCTTCTATTAAGAATATTGACTTGAATGGTAAAATCTTATTAAATTTCAATTATTTAGCAGGAACCGCCTTAAACAATTGGCATTGTGTATTAACTCTAGAAGTGAATGAAAGTAATAAAGCCAAGTGAGCTATAAGGAACGAATAAGGAACGAATAAGGAACGAATAAGGAACGAATAAAAAGAAATTAAAATATTGTTCTATATTAAATGAATCGATTTAATATATCTGGTAAAATCGGTTCCGCTGGTGTAAACCATTTACCAAAAAGTGAGATAAGTAATAAGGAACAAAACCCAAAGAAGGAAGTAAGTCAAGATATAGAAGAAACTGTATTTCGCCCTAAAAAAGAAAAGCGTAAAAAATTAAAATTTCAAAGAGATGAATGAATTAAAAAAATAAAAAAAACAAAAAAATTAAAATCTTTACTGTTTATAAATGTCAAACTATTCTGGTGCTGGTCAAAATTATCAATACGTCTTACCCTTCCAACAAGATGCGGTTCCTAGTTCGTTCAAATCCAACCTTGCTCCTCGTCCCATCAACTGCGTCCTTCAAACGGTAGTGGTTCCTAGTACTTCAGCAAACGCAAATCTTGGCACAACTAGTACAATCCAAGTACCTTTAGGCAACTCTGCTTATATCTGTAATCCTTATCTTCGTTTCAAAGTAGTATACACTGGTGTTGATACTGAAACATTTTCATTTAAAGGCGCTGCCGGAGGTGCTTCTGCTTTAATTTCATCTTACCAAACTTCGATCAACTCAACCCTAGTTGACAATATTCAAAACTTTGGTCTTGGTGTCATGGAACCTATTTTAAGTCATTCCAGCTCTCGTGATTGGCTCGTTCAAGATGGTTCAGTTCTCATGAATACTAACAAAACTGTTTCAACTCTTGGAGCAGCTGGTTTAACTGAAGTTTATTGTCTGCCTCTTCTTGGCATGCTCGGCTCCCAACAAGCATTCCCTGCTTGGGCTATTAATGGTGTTCTTCAAATTAACATTAATTGGGTAAGTGCTTTAGCTAACGCTTTAACCACTTCTGGAGCAGCCTCAGTCACTGGTGTTTCTTTTCAAGAATTATCATTTGTTTATGATCGAGTTGCCGTTGAAGGAGATTTCATTGCCAAGATGAAACAAGACATGATGTCTTCTGGTGCCAAATATTGCTATGGATTCACCAACTACCAATCCTTAACTGCTATCTCTACTAACGGCCAAAACACAATCAACACTGGTCTCAATGTATCTTCTCTTCGTGGTGTTATTATGACAAGTGTATTAACAGCCGATTTAGCTGCTCTCCAAAACAACGGTTATTCTCTACGAAACGGTTTATCTAACTTTCAAGTCTCTCTTGATGGTCGTTTAGTCAACTCTTCTATTCTTGATGCTACTGCTTCTCCTGCCGTCGTTTTCATGGAACTCCAAAAGGTCTTTTCTCGATGCTTTGATTCATCAGTCACTGACAATTCCACTAAGGCTTTATACCTTACTCAATCATTTGCTGCAGGTGTTTCAGCATGCCGTGTAGCCGAGGGCTTGGCATTCCAAGGCAGCCCTGTATCAGTCATCGGTTTACAATTAACTCAAAGTGCTGCCACCTACACCAACTACATTGTCTATATCAGTGATTACCAACTGCTCATCGGAGCAGACGGGCAGGTCGATCTTGTGCGCTGATAGTCGGCAATTATCTATATAAAAATAAAAAAAATGAAATTATTAATTACAAGGTATCAAGGTACGGTATTGTGGTAATTTAAATTTTTCAAAAAATTTAAAACTGTTTTTATTGGCGTACCATTCCTTTGTGGAGTTCATCCCATTTCTGAGGATTCTTATCATATTGTTCTTTAGGCATTGATGTTTTTCCATATTCACTTATCCAAACTACACGATATGTTTTTTCCCAACACGTACAACACAGACCAGTTATTGAACCAATACTTCCTTTGTATGCCATCGTCTTCTTATTACAAATAGAACAGTTCATCGTTTGATTCATAAAGTACTTTACTTTTTTATTTCATTTTTTTTTATTTTTTTTTTTAAACTACATATCAGGTATAACATATTCGTCAAATTTTTTAAACAATCTTACTTTACCATTTGTCATATTAATAAAAAGAAAACTATGAGGTTCTTTCGTAGCATCTTTAAGACAAGTCTCAAGCATATCTTCATCTATATTTAAATCTTTCTTAAGTGTATTCACCTCACCTTTTGAGTTTGTCTTAAACATAAAGATACAATCACATTGGTTGCGCCAGATGGTTGGCACTTGGTTGTATTTATGAGAAATTAAAAAAATGCTTGTTTGTAAGTGGCGACTATTAGTAAATAAATTTGTCATCATACTCTTCTTTCTACCAGATGGAAATTGACCTGAACTATCATCAATGATAATAAGATTTTGAATCTTTCTTTTTTTAGTCCATCCTTCAGATAGATTTTTCAATTTGTTAATAATATCAACAGAATTCTTTTCATTAAGTATATCATAGAAATTTCCTTTTTCATCTATCTCTTCATATAGGTCTTGAATTTTTTTATCATAGGCCCCAGAAGGATTGATCATAAAAATATTATCAAAGTATTTATAATACGGACTTTCTTTTGAAGTTAATAAACTTAAATAAAGACTAGTTTTCCCGCCTCCTTTTGGACTAATGAAAAAACATATTCTACTTCCTAGTGGTAAAACTCCTTCAGATTGTATAATTTGTTTATCGTGTGCTTTGAGTTCATCGGTTAGTTTATTCTTTTGGATGTGAATCTCCATATTAATATAATAAATGATTTTTTTTATTTTATTACTATATAATAAAATGAAACGTAAAGCTAAAAAAAGTAAAGCTAAAAAGTCAAACATTAACATTGAGATTAAGAACGTTGTCAAACAAGTACATACGCAAGGCTTAGAAAAATATGACTACGTTCAATACCAAAAGAATCCTAAACGTAATTTGGAATTTGGATCATATTCTAGATTTCAAAATCCAGCAGTAAGTTATGCTTCAACACCATTAGCTAATTTCCCTTCTCTGAGTTCAATTATATCAGCACCAGCCCAAAGTCAATTATCAAGTAGACCACCTCAATATAGACAAGATGTATTACAAGTAGAAACAAATCCACTAGATATAGAACAAAGTCGTTCATCTAGTGTATTAATTAAACCACAGCCCATTATAGCTCCATTAGGATTTTCATCTTATAATCCTAGAGTACATGAATTACTAAGACCTATTAATTTAGCACCTGAATTAAGAAGTACATCAGTATCTGATTTAGAAGAAAAAATGGATAAACAGGATGAATCTGAATTAATAGTAAGTGGAACTATGGACCAAGATACAAGAGACTTAGAATCTATATTAGCAGAACGTACATTACCATCAACCCCTAATCCAAGAAGAGCTTATGCTCCCTCGTCAGCTCCAAGTCCATTAGAAACACAAGAAACAGGAGTAGGACCATCTCGTCAAAGAGGACGTCCATCTAGGGAATCTATAGCACAACAACGTCAAATTATTCCAAGTAACCCGAATTTGATTTCAAAAGGCTTAGCTCGAGGAGGTTCTATCTTTTATTAAAACTTTTTATATAATTGTTGTTGAGCTACACTTTGCCCCATATCATGTGCTACCTTTTCTAACTCACTTAATTTAGGAGCATCTTTTAGAGTCACTTCAGAAACAAAAATATGTCTTAACATGGAAGCGGAAATCTTTTTATCAAAAATAGCATTTAACATTTTAGTTAATTGAGGTTGACTTAACCCATTTCCATAAGAATTAAATAATAGAAAGTCGCTATACTTGGATGCTACTGGAATCCATTTATTTAATACTTCAAGTAATTTAGGAGGACATTCAACCCGTTGTTCGCCGTAATTCTTGGCAGTCTTATAGGCGTTGAATACTAATTCGTTTTTATCTTGATCGAGATAATTATCATCTTTCTTAGAAATATCTTTAATTTTAAAATTAGTATAATCAGCAATACGTCTAGGAGGAATAAGAACATACATACTAAGGATAACATAATGTAAAATTGTTTTTAAATTTTGAGGAGATAAATTACTTTTATTAAATAATGGTGAAGCCTCAGATTCTAAATCTTTATAAACGTTTAATACACTAGCCCATGATTCCCAGTTCTCAGATTGTTTTTCAGTCTTCTCTTGTTTCTGTTCGGTATCTCTAACAGTCTTGGCTACATCTAACATTTTGTTTTTATAGATTTCAGAAACTTTCTTATGAGATACAATAGAGAGTAAAGCGGATAAGATTGCTTTAGCTCTTTGTGGTGTTAGGGTATCAAGATACTTTAGAATATCTTTTGATTTATTTGTAAAATTGCGTACATCAGTCCATTCAAAATGATTAGACAGAGATAATAGAGAAGCTACATATATTCTAGCTGAGCTATCTGAAATATCGTCTTTACGATTTAGGATCAACTTGAGGATTTCGGTACGATTCATTTTTGGCGATTCTTTGGATTCTTTAGATTCCATTTTTATTATAACAAGATAATAAAATATTTTCTAAATCTAGATTTTTCATAAAATATTCATGGGCGAGAATATAAATCTAGATTAATATTCAAAATGAAATTATTTTATAACGAAATCTAACAAAATGAATAAAAAGTATGCTTTATTGAGAATATTTCTAGATTTAACATAAAAAAAGAGATTAATAAAGAATAAACCGGCCGGTTTATGTCTTTTTATTCAATAAATATATACTAAATCTAGAAATATTCCATTTTAAACATATAAATTATTCTTTTTATCAGATTAAAGCATAATTTTTATTCTCTTTGTTAGATTTCGTTATAATTTTTATTCTCTTTGAATAAAAATCTAGATTATATTCTCGCCCATGAATATTCAATTGATTTTTCTTGTATTACGATTTTTTCCAAATACGGGATTTATCATTCCACCCCGTTTCATTACATTACATTTACTTTTTCTTTTCTTCCGTGAACGTTCTTGTCTTCTCTTTTTTTCTCTCATCTCCATTTCAACTACAATGTCAACATACGCTTCAACAGTTAACTGCCGTTTCAAATCATCCATTAATCGAGCTTTCTCCTGTGTTAATTGTCTAAAATCTAAAGAGCCGGGTTCTGGCGCTTCTGCTCCGGGTTCTTCTGGGAATAGCTCATCCTGAATTTCTTTCAGTCTTGCTTTAAGTTCTCTAATTCCCATACCAGCCATTTTTAATATTATCAAGAAGTTAATTTTTTACATAATTTGTTTTGCTTCTAATCGTTTTTTATAAGATTCTAATTTGGATATATTATCATCATACTCTTTTTCTAATTTTGCTACTTCTTCTGGACTCATATTAGCTTGTGATGTTTGTACTGGTAAATTAGAAACTAATGTAGTTGTAAGTGAAGTATAAGCTGGTATTTGTTTTTCTACTATAGAAAAGGATATAGACCAAACTAATCCTTGTAAATCAATGGGTGTATAAGTCAGATTAGTTGTCAAGTATAAATTAATACTAGTAATATGGTCGTTTGCTATTTGAGTAGGGTCGCTATCTCCTAATTCTACCAACCATGTATTCTGTCCTGTACTTACTGGTACTTTATAAATAATATCAGAAAATACATTTGTTTCAACCACGAATTCATAATTATAACTTTGGATCATATTACCACTTCTGACAAGTATGTAATTAACTGGGTTTGCTACACAAACATTTGTAGATACTACTGTTAATGCTGTACTTATTGTTTGGTCTGTATTAAATCCAAAGAAATTTCCTAGTAATTTATTAGTTGAGAAATTCATTTTTATAGAGGCATTAGCTGGTGATGTCATTTGAAAAGTTGACTTTGAAGTTTGAGTTGAATATGTAAAATTTAATACTGGAGTGTATCCTACATAAGCTCCTGATGATATACTAGCCATAGCTATTAATTTACTTGATAATTCAGTTAATATACTAACAGTAGTATAGTTTCCTACTGTTAATATTATATTTGAAGTTTTAGTATTTCCAGTAGAATCTGTAAAGACACAAGTTAACGTATTTATATCCGAACTTAATTGATAGAATGAAAAAGGCACATTACAACTATGAACCTCTATAAAGAATTTAGAATTAGTTGATTTCAAAGAAATCGTATTTCGTATGGCTAATGTTAAGTCGGTATTTGTTCCTGAAGAGCGTTTATCAGAATTCACATGAAATGTATATCTAGCAATCTCTCCTGAACTATTCATCCTTTATTATATCTCTATAATTATTATAAAATTTTTCCATAGATTCACTTGTTTTTTTTTCTTCTTCCGATTGATCGATTTTAGTTATATTTAAAAAATATCCTTCTGGTGTCATAAACCTCTTAATAGAACTATCATCTGCAGTTTTCAAGTATTTTGTATAATCTAATATCTCTTTTAGAGATTCGCTAGTAATTTCTTTCTTTTTATGAAATGCCATTTATCTTAATATAAGATTTTAAAATAAAATAAAAAAAATTAACGAAATACAGAATGACCCTGTTTCATAGCAACTCCTCCACGAGCAAAGCCTAACCAGCGTTGAACCCAATTCCCAAGCACTTGACCGATGTCTCCACCAAGACCACAATTTCGGATTTTACCACCATGAGCCATACCACGAGCAGCTGTTAAACCTTCAATCTCACCAGCTTTAACAGCTTCTTTAAATTCTTTCTTCAAGTCTTTTACTACATTAGGAGCAGTGTCATCAGGGATTGCTCTATCTAAAGCTTTCATGACGTCTCCACCTATTGCCATTCCTCTGGCACAATTTTTATTCATTTTATTATTACATAGGATAATAAATTTTTCCATTTTTTTAAAATATACTAAGATGAGAATACTTATTGATTGGTTTATGAACTTGCTGTAGTCTTTGTTCTATCTGCTTTACAGCATTAAATCTCTTCTCTGCTTTCTGTGTATACTTTTTAACATAAGCATCATCTTCATCTTCTGATTCATCTTCTGATTCTGATTCTTCTTCTGATGTTTCCTCTTTCATTACTCGTTTTTTAGGTTTTGGTTTTTCTAAGACGACTGGTAATTTCTTTTCTTTAACTGCTTTTTGTTTCTTTTCTTTAACTGGTTTTTGAATTTGATTAAGTCTCTCATGTAATTCATTCATCATTTTCATCATGTCAGGTTCTTGTTTTTCGTTCCTTTCGTTCCTTATAACTTCTTTTACTTCTTTGATCGATTTGACTTCTTCTAAGCTTTGTGAAGCAGGTTGTTCTAAGGTACGAATGGTAACCTTTTGTTTTCTAGCATCCATCATCTTCTGAAATGCGTTAATCTGTTTCTCAGTTCTAGGTTTCTTTTCAATTGGTTCTAAGCTCTGCGATGGTTCTAAGCTCTGCGATGGTTCTTGTTCGTTCCTTTGTTCGTTCCTTTGTACTTCTAAGCTTTGAGGTACTTGAATATCTTGATTTTTTTCTTTATTTGTCTCCTCTCTAATTTTATACAAAACGCTCTTGGTTTTAGGGGGGCGACCTCGTGGAGTTTCAGACATTAGATTTATTATTATATAGCAATATAATAATAATTTTATTTTTTTCATTACCAAATTTTACAACCGCTATGAATAAATGAAACTATATCAATAGCAGTTGTCATTAGTTTTTTATTTGGTGGTAAAACCCTAGACATGCTGAGAATAGACTCTTCCACCACTTTGGTTTAATAATTCTTTTCATTAGTAGAAGAGCTTCAAAGTCCTCTAATCGGGCTTGTTTAATTGGAAATGAAGAGAGTACATTATCGCATTCAATATCAATATCATCTTCCTCAAATTTAAAGCAAAAACAGATAACGTTATATTGTTCCTTTTTAGGTTTCACATTCTTCATATAGCAATAACGGTCAGTCTTCTTTCGTAAATCAAGAACTAGTACATCCCATTTGTAGTTATCAATAGGGATGTTTTTATGAATGTCATCTTCATATACTAATAAATCATGTTTATTGAAAAGTGCTTTATCATCTTTACTTAAATCTCTTGTAATACATAGAATGAATTTCTTCTTGAATTCTTCGTTCCTTATTACTTCTTCTAGTAAAACTGGTGGTAAGGGGTTCATTTAAATACTATATATTATTTTAATTTTTTCTTTGTCAATTCGTTTAATTGATTTGTGATTTGGATCAGATGTTCTGTCAACATATCAATTTTTCTTTCTTGTTCCTCTACTTTTGCTAGTTGTTTTCCTTCTGGAAGTGATTCTAATTTAGCTTTTAGTTTATCAATTTCTACCTGTTTATGATCGATTATAATAATTGTACCATCTGGATTTCTAGGCACTTCCATCTCTTCTTGTTGCCATGGAAACATGTATTTTTGACGTTCTTTTTTAGGTATAAGATGATGTTGTAATATTCCATTCATTATATATTTTTCAGGGTGTTTTTCTAATTTAAATGGAATAGGCATTCCAATTGGTATTTTATTCATATCAAATGTAGACCATTCTTCAGGAGTTGTAGGCCATACAAATTTATTAAATGTTTCCTCTCTCAATCTAGATTGTTCCTTGATTCTGATGTCAGTATCCGTTTCCTTATCCATCTCCTTTTCCTTTTCCTTATCTATTTTAAGAGGAATATTATCCATTTATATATACTGTTTTTTTTTAATTTTAATTTTATTATGGATGAATAATAACTGAAAAACTACAGTAATCATTGTAATCAGTTGCTATGCCTGTGGCCGCCTGAATAAACAATAAATAATTTCCAGCAGGAATACCTTCTACAAATCCATGTGCTCCTCCGCAGGCGTGATTGCTTCCGATATTTTGAAATTGATAAAAAGTTCCTCCAAAGTAATATTGCCCGTTAGATGCATTATAAAAGTAAACATTCATTCCCATTAAGACTACTCCTACATAAGCCGACCACGTCCCTGAAAAAGATATTCTTGAACCAGCAGTTGATTTAACCATATATTGGTTTAAAACACCAGCACCTGCATTTGTTTGTCCTCCTGCAATATCCATCCAGCAATTCCCTCCCCACCCGAACCCACCACCGCCACATCTAAATGAATAAGACATCAACTGTCCCCATTGACTCACTGTACTATTAGAACCTATCAGAACTTGTCTTGGAGCATAGGTTTGCTGTACTGTATTGGTTAGTGTAAGAGTATCTGTTTGTGTTCCGCCTGTAAAAGTTTGACCGCCTGTAAAATTTTGGCCACCTGTAAAAGTTTGGCCACCTGTAAAATTTTGGCCGTTTTGAGAAAATAACACTCCATTGTCTAGTTGAATATAAAACGGCCTCAACGAATTCCACTGGCCGTCTGGATTAGCACCAATGAGAAAGAAGAAGTTTCCAGTGTCTTGCCTCATTATTAAGTTATACGCTCCATAATTCATGTGGATTTGCCCCCATTGAGAACCAGCAGTTCCACCATTTAGTCTTAATGTATTAGTCATAGTGTTAAAAATACCAGATGATGCTATGAAATTAGGAGCGGTAAATGTTGAACCATTAACCTTAACTCCATTGATCCAGTCGCCATACATAAGAGCCTGAGTGTATAAACCACTTGTTCCTGAGAGTACACCATTATTCAGAGGGTCTAAACAAAAATAGCCATAACCTGAAACAGTTGGCTGTATACCCATCAGAATCGCTCCATAATTTATACTGTTGAGTTTATAATATGTACCACACCCATAATTAGCACCTGAACCACCCGTACGATTAATTGTCATATTAAGTCCACCAGTGCCTAATACTTCCACCATAGATGATGAAATATAGACAGTTTGTGTAGTCCCCACGTTGAAAGAATGAGTGTCAGC